CCTTTACAAACGGCACCGAGACTGTTGACGGGCCGAAGGGTCAGAACAACAAGATGGAGCGCGGTGGTTCTGTCGTGGCTAACCCGATTTGGGAGCCTGCGGCACCGAACTCTCCGAAGCAACGGTTGAGTGACCCGAAGTACGCCAACCAGGATGGTGGCTACGGTCAGATCAGTGTTCGTGAAACGCCGTTCAATCAGCATGGTGAAACGGGCAAGGTTGAGCCTGCGAAGCCGCAGCCTGATCTCGCTGGGCACAACGCGGCGCCTCACACTAAGCGCCCGTAAGTCGTGGCTGTCCTCCCTGCGGAGGCGTCCTACGAGCAGTTCTGCGAATACATCACGGATCTGAAGGGTCCGCAAAGTGATGCGGAGTTGGCTGATCTTTGGGCGTGGCGGCAGAAGCTGACGGGTATCCGTTTCAACACGGAGCGTGCTTTTCGCGCCCAGTTGCCTGCCGATGAGCAGCATTTGACCCGTGAGGAACGGGGCCGCAAGGCTGAAGTTGAGGCGTTGTCTCAGGGGCGTAACATTGAGCGTTTGCCTGATAAGGCGTATTTCTGATGGCTCGTAAGACCCGTCAGGAGATCCACGACCAGTACAAGCAGCGTTTGGAGTTGGCGCGTCGTTGGCGTGACGATGAGGGCTATGACAGGACGTGGCGCAGGTTGAATGACCTGTATCGCGGCAAGCATTGGCCGTTGACGACTCTCGCGCAGCAGGACATGATCGCTGTCAATCTGGCGTTTTCGACTATCAACGTGATCGCACCGTCGGTTGCGGTGAATCATCCGAAGATTGTCGTCCAGGCGAGCAATCCTGCGGATACGGAAACGGCGGTTGTGTCTGAGGCGATTGTCAACTATCTGTGGCGGCATTACGACTTTCGTAAGCCGTTCCGTCGCTCCGTCAAAGATTTTCTCATTTTCGGCCACGGCTGGTTGAAGGTCGGTTGGCGTTTCGTTGAGCAGGAACAGATGCTGGGCGACGGCGAGCTGGATGACTTGTACGCCCAGTCGGTGATGGAGGTCGATCAGGCGGCGTTTGCTGATCCGTTTATTGCTGCCGATTTGCCAACCGATGAGGAGATCGCTGCGAATCTTCCGTCTACGGCGATGAGGATTGTTGAGGATCAGCCGTTTGTGGAGCGGGTTTCACCGTTCGATGTGTTTGTGGATCCTGAGGCGACGTGCATGGAGGACATCCAGTGGATCGCGCAGCAGATCATTCGCCCGTTGGACGAGGTGAAGAAAGATAAGCGTTACAAGGCTTCGGTGCGGAAACGTCTGGGTGCTGACGCGGGGGTTCGTAACGCCTGGGATAACCCGATCAATGATGGTGCCGAGTATTTGGATGACGTGGAGCGTGTCACGTTGTACGAGTATTACGACGTTGCGTCCAACACGATGTCGGTTTGTGCCGCGAACAGCGACGAGTTCCTGGCTGATCCGACTCCGATGCCGTATGCGTATGGTCAACCGTTTGTGATGTTGAGGAACTACGACATCCCCGATTTCTTTTATCCGATTGGGGATTTGGAGTCGATTGAGCCTTTGCAGTTGGAGTTGGACAAGACCCGTTCACAGTTGATGAACGACCGTAAGCGGTACGGACGCAAGTACCTGTATCACGAACGTAGCTTTGGCCCTGAGGGCCGTGAAGCTTTGGAATCTGACGACGATGGCCGTCTGGTCCCTGTGGTGGATGAGAACAAACCGTTGTCGGATGTTGTCATTCCGATGCCGCAGACTCCGTTGTCGCCTGAGATTTACGCCTATTCCAACATTATTGAGCAGGACATCAACACGGTGTCGGGTGTCAACGAGTATGCGCGCGGGCAGATGCCTGAGATTCGTCGTACTGCGACGGAGGCGTCCATTATCGCTGATGCTGCGAACGCCAGGGCTGCTGACAAGTTGGCGATCATCGAGATCGGTATTTCGATGATTGCCCGCAGGGTGCTTCAGTTGATGCAGCAATATATGACGGGGGAGCAGGTAGCCCGCATCACGGGCCGTGAGGGTGAAGACATCTTCTACCAATACACCCGTGAGGACATTGCGGGCGAGTACGACTTCACAGTCGAGGGCGGTTCGACAATGCCGCTCAATGACACGATCCGCAAACAGCAGGCGGTGTCGTTGTTGAACGCTATTGCGCCTCTGGTCGGCACGGTGATTGACCCGTCGGCGTTGGCGATGCACGTTCTCCGCGAGGGGTTCGACATCAAGAATCCTGAACGGTTTATGATGCAGCAGCAGGCACCACCTGAGGCGGTCGCTGAGGCTGAAGCTGGGGTGCCGCCGATGATGCCTCCGACTCCGCCTCAGGAGCCTGTGTTTGCTCCGACGGGTGGTGTGCCGCCCGAGTTGTTAGCCCAGTTGCAAAACCAGATGGGCTTGGAGTTGCCTTCCCTGTAACGGGTGGGACACGGTGTACGTCCTTCTAGGAGCAACCTTTGGACTCCCAGGAGGCGATAGTGCCAGAAGAAAACATGGAAACGACGGAACCCGCGCCAGCGGACATCCCAGAGGTTTCATCAGACGAAGTGAGTCAGGAACCTGCGGAAACGTATGTCGTCAAGGTTGACGGCGAGGAACAGCAGGTCAGTCTGTCGGAGCTTCGGGACGGATACCAACGTCAGGCGGATTACACCCGTAAGACGCAGGAGTTGGCATCTGAGCGTCAACGGTTGCAGCAGGCCGAATCCATCGCTAAGGCGTTGGAGGCGGATCCTTCTGGAACGATCTCAGCGTTGTCGTCCGCGTTTGGTTTGGACACCCAACCCACCCAGGAGCAGCAAGAAGCCTGGGACGAGTTGGATCCGACTGAGCAGCGGATTGCGCGGATCGAACACCAGATGGAGCAGCAGGCTGCGGTTGGGCGACGCACCGCCCTTGACAAAGAAGTAGCGGGGTTGAAATCCAGGTACGGGGATTTTGATGAGCAGGAGCTGTTCAATCATGCTTTGCGTAATCAAATCTCAAACCTGGATGCGGCCTACGCCCACATGAGATTTGGTGACGTTGCGTCCACCGCTGAGAAACTTCAGGCGGACAAGGATGTAACCGAATCGAAGCGGGATGCGTCCCTGGTTGAGTCCAAAACTGGAACTCAAAAAGGAAGTGTCGTTTCCCAATCTGCGGGCAAGCCCATGTCGATCCGTGAAGCCTTTGCGATGGCGAAACAAGAACTGACCACATAAACCTCTTAGGGGAGAAACTCAAATGGCTGGCAACAGCAACTTTGATGAGATTCTCTCCACCACGCTAAAGAACTACATCCCGAAGCTGACAGATAACATCTTCAGCGCAAGGCCGTTGTTCTACGCCCTGACGAACGGGCAGACCATTCGTCGGATCAGTGGTGGAGCGAAGATCGTCGTCCCGATCATTTACGGGACCAACTCAACCGCTGGATCATACGACGGCACCGACACTATCGACACGACTGCTCAGACTGGCATTTCTGCGGCTGAGTACGACTGGGGACAGTATGCGGCTACCGTGACGATCAGCGGTATCGAAGAAGCCAAGAACAACGGTGAGGCTCAGATCATCGACCTGCTGGAAGGCAAGATTTTCCAGACGCAGGAAACCATCATCGAGAACATGAACACCATGTTCTGGGCTGATGGGACTGGCAACAGCAACAAGGACTGGAACGGGCTGGCGAACATTGTCGGTGGCACGGGCGTGACCCTTGGTGGAATCGACCCGACTGGCGCAGGCAACTCCTGGTGGAAGTCCACTGAAGTTGACCAGGGTGGTGCAATCACCGTAGCCAGCATGGCTAACATCTATAACACCGTTTCGGTTGGTAATGACCAGCCGACGATTGGCCTGACCACGCAGACTTTGTACGAGAAGTACGAGGCACTTTTGGAGACCCAGATTCGGTACACGGATACCGATATGGCTGACGGCGGGTTCCAGAACCTGCTGTTCAAGGGATGCCCCGTGACCTTCGACGGTGCTGCTGCCTCTGGTCAGTTCCTGTTCCTGAACACCAAATACCTGCAACTGGTGGCACATAGCGATGTCTGGTTCAAGCCGACACCGTTCGTGCGCCCGACCAATCAGGACGCTGTGTATTCACAGTTGCTTTGTTATGGACAGTTGACGTGCAGCAACCGCGCACGTCAGGGGTTCATGCACTCGGCTACCTGATCCTGATGGGACGAGGATTCGCTTACGCTCATAAGGTTGGCTCACGCCCGTACGGGCAGCCTGCTGGCGACCAGTTTCGGGATTCGACACCACGGCCTCAAACCGTGGGATTCTCCCGCAATGTCCAGCAAGTCAATCCGATAAGCAGCGAACCCGTTGTCCCAGAATCGGTCAAGTGCAGTTCGTTGACCCGCAGCGGGGCGCCCTGTAAGGGGCGTCCCGTTACGGGCAGCGACCTGTGCGTCTTTCACACTCCGAAGGAGTAGCTGGTGGACATTTCCACCATGCGCTCGTATGTCCGCTCTGTGGTGGATATTGACTCGTCGGACATTTCCGACGACACCCTGAACCGTTTTCTCGGTGAGGGTTATGACCTGATTGTTTACACGGAGAAGCGGTGGCCTTTCTTTGAGAAGGCGACCACGTTCGACACTGTTTCGTCGCAGAAGGATTACACCCTGGCGACGGTCGGCGCGTCGGTGACGAACGGGTTGCGTGAGGTGGCTGCGTTACGCACCGACGATCATGTCATCACGTTTGTTGGCCGCGACGAGGGCGACATCGTGTACCCGTTGAACGTCAACGGGACGGGGGCGCCGTGGTGGTGGTCGTACTGGGCGGAGTCGGT